CTGCAATTATTCTTAATGCTTTTGCCTGGTCGTCTAACTCTTTAGTTACACCTTTAACAGCTTCTTGAGCAGTTGTACTTCCAATTTTCACTTCTTGAAAATATATTGTACTATCGTTTTCTGTTTCTTTAATTTTTTCTCTGAGTGCCTGCATACCCAGTACCATGCCATCCATTGCGGCACCAAATCCAAAGTCAACTTGTCCACCTTGATCAGCAAACACTTTAGCCATCTTCTCATACTCGGCATTCATTTGTGATAATTCAGCTTTTAGTTCTTTTACTCTTTCATCTTTACTACCAGCTGTACCTATTTCAGCATCAAAGCCTACTCCACGAATCTTACTAATAGCAACAACAATGTGTTTTAATACATTACCAAATGTTGCAAATGCATCTTTAAAATCATCCACAAACTTAGCCATTGCTTTAATAAATTTACTTGTACCTTCTAAGAAGCCAGCTGCTAAACTGTTAGCAAAGGCTTTCATTCCACCTTGACCACTAATTGTTAAGATCAGTTTCTCTCTTAACATTTCACTTAGGTCTTTGATTGTTTCACTTAATGCACCAAAGAACTGCATACGGAAGCCTTTGCCTACATCAAATAACTCAGACATTGCATCATTAGCATCTGCGGCTGCTTTGGTTAAATCTTTACTGATAATCAATCCTGCTTCTGCGGCTCTCTTACCAATCAATTCAATTTTGTCTGCTCCCATGTTAGCAATGTTAATCATTGCAACACCTTCTGAGTCAAAACCTTTCATTGCTAAACTTAGTGCAAGTGTACTATTTTTTACTCCACCCAGTTTACGCATAAACTCTGCAAATACTTCTGTACCTTCACGGAAGTTACCATTTGAGTCTTTCATACTGATACCCATTGCTTTTAATGGTTTCAGTAGTTCACCACTACCCGTTTGTGCTTCACCTAATCTACGCAAGAATCTCTGTAAACCCATATTAAAGGTTTCAGTTGATATACCTGCTCTGTTTGCTATTACTTGATATTTTGATAGGAATTCTGTTGTTACACCTAGTTTGGTTGCTGTCTTACCCAGTGTATCTAGTGTATTCATTGTGCTCTTTGCCATAAAAGCAAATGCACCTGCGCCAGCAACTGCGGCTACACTTACATTACGCAGACCTCTTGTTAAACTGCCTAAGCCTTTCATACCAGCTTTACCAATAGTTTTAAAACTACTGTTCATCTTCTTAACAGTAGCATTAACTTTGATTGCTCTGGTGTTTACTTGCTTTAGGCCTTTCTCTACTTTGCCAAGTGGGGCAGAAGTTTGATCAACTGCCTTAATAATTAATTCATATGTTGAAGCCATTTAACGCCTCCCCCTCTTCTTGTTTTTAGCAGAGTCCATTGCTTTCTTTTCCTGTTCGTTCATCCAAACATAAAAGTCGACCCAGCCTTTAATCTCAAATGTTGAAAGTTGTAATACTTCTTCAACACTTTTATGTAGATCTTGTGCTAACTTGTAGAGAAATCGAATATCGGGAAGGTCTACTAGTTTCCCGACTTTGTTTCCTCTTCAGCAATATCATTATTCATGCTTGTTACTACACGCAAGATAATTGCAGGATCTACTCTATTCATTAGTGCAGGTTTATCACCCATGTCAAACAAGTGTTTGCCATCTTCATCTAATGCTTTAATAATTAGTTGTACAACTAGTCCTTCTGTTGTTTTACCAGATTGTGTTAGTTCAATAACACGAGCTTCTTCAGCCATAGTTGTAGTTGTTTTCCAATAAACATTTTGATCCCATTCAGGAACTGCAATAGGTCCTTTTAGCCCACCTGCGAGTATAGTCTCAAAGTGTGCTGTTGCTTTTGCAATCAATCTGTTTTTTTCTGCTTTGTTCTTTTCTACTTTAGTGTTCATCTTATAGTTCTCCGTCTGTTTAACACCTTTTTCAAAGTAGGAACAACAATACCTTTAGGTGCTTGTTTAGAGGTTGGTGTACCAAGTTCTCCATCAAGTAATCCTATATATGTAGCTTTGTTGTCTATCACTGTCTTAGTGTCTCCTAACTTATATTGTCCTACAGTACGCCATTGCCTTTGTGCAAAGCCTGTACGGACAGGGGTTTTTGTTTTTGCAATTGTATTTATCTCTGCAAATACATCGTTAATAGTACGCTCAAACGCTCTTTCAATATCTTTAAAGATAGTTTTTGGATTGTCTGAGCGTACCATAATAGTTTTAGTCCTTACGGTGTTGGTGTCTTATCATATGATAAATCGCCAGTTCCTTCAAATGTCATTGAATACTCAGTAACACCATCAAAACTTTGTGATCTAGATATGCTTGTAACAATTGCTGAACCTTTGTAAACTGCTAAGTTAGCAACAGCTAACCCTCCAGGATAAACTTCAAAGTCTATCTTGTCGCCTGCAGTTACTACTGGTGCAGTTGGTGAATCGTCGTGGCCAATAGCCGCGTCATCAATGTCCCAATATCCATCAACGGTTCCTGAAAAACCTTTGAAAGTTGCAACTATTTCTCTTGAAGCGTCACCCATTGATGTTGTGTCAATAGTTTCACTTGTTTCTTCAATTGAAAATGCTGTTACATTCAACATATTGTGAGTAGCACTTAGTGTTGTACCAGTGTCTGATAAACGAACTACTCCATTTAAGCCTAATGTTTCTGCCATTTTAATGTCTCCTAATAGCTACTGTTGCTTAGTGCAACAGTTGTTAAACATTACCACGGGTGTAGTAATATTCAACTGTGTAGATTATTGCTGCCTGTCCATATGGAGCAGTTTCACCTATTTCTCTAATAACGATTTCACTTGTATCAGCATTAATAGCATTACCACCTAATGTTTTATCTAGTGCAAGTTTCTCTTCAATCTTTTCCATAATAGTATTACG